GTGCGTTTCTAGTTGTTTTTAAATCAACTATATACCTCTTTGATGTATTAACTGCATCTAATTTACCTTTACACAATATATCTACATCTTCATTTTTCCATGTATATATTTTTTCTATTTCATCACACCCTCTTAACAAATCTATATTTTTGTGGTGTACTAACTCTTCATACATGCCCATCATAGTTTCATAATTTTTTGTGGTAATAGGTTCTCTACCCTTTAACGATTCATTAAACTTTACTAATGTTGTTTTACCTAAAGTAGTTCTTTTGTCTACATCTGGTTCTTTAACATAGTTTGTTGTAAATTTATCCAATCCTTCTAGTGCTAACATATGAAACGCTGTTCCAAACCTCATTGCTTGTGTTGGATTGATTGGGTTATCTAATCTATAAGCATAGTGTTTAGGGCACTTGTCTATAAATGATTTTAACATAGAGTTAGATAAATACATATAATCTTCATAGTATGTATTGTCTGTTAGCTCTAGGTCTGTAATTAATTTTATCTTTGGTCTTTTCATATCAATTTATATAATGCTATGATGGTGTTGTTACCCCATCTGTTTTTTACTGTTAAGTCTTCACTAATTATATTGTATCCATCTTTTCTTAATTCATATATGGTTGCTGATAATCTAGTGTTACCTAAATCTCTAATTGCATCTAGACTTGTTATATGTTTAAACTCTTTAAGGTAGTCTAATAGTCTAGTGTAGTGAGTGTTATTTCTTCTCTTTGTCATTGTTATTCGATTTTATGGTGATTAATACACCTGGTTTAACTTTATTGTATTCATATGGTTCAAATACAGGTAATAAGAATGTTGCATTGTCGTCTTCTATCCAATGATACTTAACCATAAGGTCTTGTACGGTTTGTAGAGGATTAACGTAATCAAACTTTCTTTTACTGTTTCTAATAAATTTAAATGAAATTTTATATGGAGGTTCGTGTTTTTTTAGCTCTTTAATAAAAGCTTTTCTTAATCTTAAGTAGTCCTCTTTAGTTTCTTTTATATATCTCATAGTAGTTTTACTGTGTATAAGATATTTACCTGTCCATCTCTTTCCATTTTTACTGGAAGGAACATTACCAAGTATAAAAAAACTATTCATATTCAACTTCATTAGGGTCAGGAATATAAAGACCTAATGTGGTAGAGGCAAACGATTTACATTCTTCAATGTACGCTTGCATCTCCGCATTAGTAAGTTTTGTGGTAGATTTAGTACCGTGTATCCATATACCTTTTATTTGGTATTTAGTTCTTAAGAACATAGATTTCAAAACTTCGTGCATTTCATCTTTATTATAACCTGTTTCTTCAGATAAAAGCCTGACAACCACTGCCCAATAATATGAGTTAAGATTTAGGCTACGCCTATTCTTTTGCTCCCTGACTGTAACAACTACAGTCTTTCCCTCGTAATTAAGCATATGGTTGTCAAACCTTTCTCTGTCTTGAAAAGTAACCTTGCCGTTTTTAATAAAAGCTCGGTGCTTGTATATCATTAGCAGTCACAATTGTTTGTAGCTATACCTACATTAAACAATACTAACTTGCCACATCTTCTTGATATATCAAATTTTATTTCAAAAAATATAAAACTCAGCATTCTAAATTTTAATTCAAATTTATCTAACTGTCTTTTGCTTTTAAAGTAATTTATTACTTTCATAATTAAAATGGTGTTTGAATGTCAGCAGAACCTCCTTGCGAAAGTCTTAAAGCTTCTTCATATCTAGCTCTATCTTCTGCAGACATTGGTTTATTATAGCTGTCCTTAAAGGTAATCTTTTTACCAGAAGGATTAGCAAATTTATATTCAATTCTTGATTTTATTTGTGGAGTATTGGTGTCTTTGTCTGTAGTCCAATATTCCCTTTTTGCCAAACAGACTTCAATCTTATTGTTTACAACGCTATTGCAAGCCATGTGAGGGTCTTGAAATGTAGTTGCTCCTGCAGAAATAAGAAAAGATTTAAATATCTCTGTTCTTACTTTTGCAGCTATTTCACTAGTATGTGAATCAACTCCACTAAATTTCAAGAATGCTATACCTTCATCATTACCTACCATAAATTCTGTATATGGTGTGCCTTGATAACCTGGTACCTCATCACTTGTTTTAAACTTTCTGATTTCAACTGTATGAGCTCCTGCACCTAAGTAATCTGACTTAGATGTAGAAGCATTTTCTATTTTAGTTTCATTTAATTTTGGAAACATTTTTATTCGGTTTTTAATTAAACATTTTCTTTAGCAAACGTACTATTCATAATAGCGGTCTGTGGTTCAGAGTAATAAGTTTTACATGCATTAATAACTTTTTTCAAGTCATTGTCAATATGTAAGTCTAAGAACATACCCATAGGGCTTTTTGCAGAATCTCTACCTGTTGTATTTGTTCTAAATCTATACTGAACGCCTTCGTCTGTTGCTTTTGTATCTGTAAATAAACATATAACAAATTCTTTTTCTACTCTTTTCTTCCATCTGTTACCATCAATGGCAACAAATCTTTCTTCTACTCCATTATCTCCATCATATACACCATCAATAGCAGTGAATACAACGTATTTGTCAGAGTTTTTAGACTTGTCTAATATTCTACCTATCTCTTTGTTATAGTAACCCCATATATCAAAGCCTTTATATCTTATTTCGGCTTCTCTATATATAATTTCTATAAGAGATGTAAAAGATTCAATAACAATAGTTTTAATTTTATCACTCTCCATAGCTTTGTCTAAAGCTGAGTGAAATTCAGATACGCTTTTAACAGGTACGTTCATAAAGTCATTAGCGTTTTTGAATGGTAATTGTTTTCTTTCTGTGTTAATAACAGCAGTGGACTTAGGGTCAAGATTTCTCATAGAGCTCGACTTACCTGACCCCGAGGGTCCCACAATAATAATGTTCGGTTTCATTTGTCTTTCGTTTTTAAATTAAACAATTCGGTTTTACTTATCGGTTTTTTTTTGTTTTTAGATTTAACAAACTTAACGTAGCCCTTAAACATAAAATTTTTATCTTCATTAAGGCAGGATTCTATTTCTTTAAAAGTTTTAGATAGAACTTTTTTAACAAGAGTTCCAGGAACTTTTAATTTTTTAGAAACCTTTTTTATACTTTCGTCAAACCTAATCATAATGTACAAATGTACTTAATAAATACAAATATACAAAAATAAAACAACAAAAAGAATAATTAGTTATCCACGGTAAGTTGTTGGTAACTCTTCAAACTTTGTTAAATAATCTACAAATCTTAAATGCCTACTACCTATACCTATATTTCTACCTTTAGCAAAAATTATTTCAGCTAACCCTTCTACACTATTACCTGAGCTATCTTCTTTAATACCATAATACTCTGGTCTGTAAACAAATGTAACAACGTCTGCAGCTTGTTCAATTTCACCTGATTCTCTTAAATCAGCTAAGGTAGGCCTACCTGTTTCTCTTTTACTAACATTTCTAGATAATTGTGATAAAGCTATAACAGTAATGTCTAGTTCTTTAGCTATATTCTTAAGAGCTCTAGCAACATGAGAAACTTCTTGTTCTCTACTCCTACCGTGTATATTATAAGATATTAATTGCATATAATCAACAACTACCATTTCTACTTTTTTAGATATAACATATTGCCTAATTCTATTTAATAAATATTTCAAAGATGTGTTTTTACATTCATCTATATACATATTAAGTTTTTCTAATCTAGCCACACTATTGTGTATCTTAGTCATTTCATTGTCATATATTTTACCTTTAAGTAAATGTTTATTATTGATATCTGTATCTCCACTAATTAATCTCATAAGCATCTGATTTACAGACATTTCGTATGAAAACACTACAGTAGGATGCCCTAGTTTTACAGCATTTATAGCTAGATTTAAAGCAAAACTAGTTTTACCCATTGATGAAGCACCTCCAATAATAACTAAATCTTGTTTTTGCCAACCACTTGTAAAGTTATCAATAGATAAAAATCCACTAGGAATACCTGTTAACCCATCTGATTTCATATTTTTCTCTAAACATTTCATCATACTGGGCATCTGTTCTTTGATAGAAATAATTTTAGAGTCATCAATGTTACCAATTTTTTGTGACTCTAATTCTATATCGTGAACCATTTCAAATAAATCATCATCATTTTGTATTCTTTTTAATGTATTTTCACACAAGTATTTAAGTTTTTTCTTTTTACTTGTTTGATTTAACATTAATATAAGAGATTGAGGTTGATATAAGTCGTATGAATTTTCTATACACTTTTGTGCAAGACTTATAGCTGATGACTTATTTGAAAATGATAAATAAAACTGTGTTAAATCTACTTTATTATTTTGTTGATACTGTTCATCTATAGCATTGTATAATTTTTTATGTTCAGTATTAGTGAATAATGATTCGTTTAATAAAGTATGATTTTCATAATAATGATTAGGGTTGTTTATGAGTTTACCCAATAAAACTTGTTCAAAATATTCTATATCATTCATATTTATTTAATGCTTGATTTTTAATGTCTATTTTAAATTCTAAATACTTAATGTATTTAATAATATGTTGAAGGTAGTATTGGTCATCAGACTTTAATTCTTCTATTCTAAAGTCCATAAAATAATCAATACCATCTTTAACGATATCTAAATCTAATTTATCTTTCATCGTAGTCTTTGTATTTTGGTTTAGTATAAACCTGTTTAACTTCTTTGATGTCAATAGGCGGCAGCTCATCCTCCCAACGTTCGTATTTAAGCCAACGTATAGGGTCAGGTGGATTAGGGTACCACGTATTGTTCTGTGCATATTTTGCACGCAGGACGTTCTGATTAACCAAACTGTCCATGATGATAGTGAATAACTCTGCC